GAATATTATTACGAACACGCCACCCTGAAAAGGTTGTGGATAAAATTCCCCAAAGTTCCGTAGTGAGTATTAAGGATGACGTCTATACCATTTGTGTAGATTGGGACCTCCCGACTGCCCAAAAATTGACGAGACTAAAAATGAAGGGCGTGCCCTCTCCCATTATGCATGATTATGCGTGGGCTGGGGTTTCACCGCCGATGGACCACCAGAAGACCACTGCAGAATTTCTGACACTTAACCCCCGTGCATTCTGTTTTAACGAACAAGGCACAGGTAAAACTGCCGCAGCTATTTGGGCCTCCGACTACCTATTAGCTAAAAAGCATATCACTCGCATCCTTGTAGTTTGCCCCCTGTCCACGATGCAGTCGGCATGGCAGGCAGACCTATTTAAGTTTGCAGTACATAGAAATGTAGGGATTGCTTACGGGCCACGGGAGAAGCGTGAGAAGATAATTAATAACACAGATTATGAATACATCATTATCAATTACGACGGTATAGAAGTTGTAAAAGATACCATCGCGAGTAACGATTTTGATCTGGTAATCATAGATGAGGCTAATGCCTATAAGACATCGACTACTAGACGTTGGAAAACCATGAGCAAACTTATAGGGCCATCTACATGGATGTGGATGCTCACCGGAAGCCCTGCCGCACAGTCCCCAGTCGATGCACATGGCCTAGCTAAATTATGTGTACCAGATAATGTGACCCGCTCACTCACGACATATCGTAATTTGGTTATGTACCCGATATCAAGATTTAAATGGGTGCCTAAACCTGATGCCCTAGATACTGTATTTAGAACACTACAACCTGCTATCAGATTCACAAAGGAAGAGTGCCTGGATTTACCAGCAATCACTTATGTAGAACGAGAAGCACCTCTAACGTTGCAGCAGAAACACTACTACCAGATTTTAAGAACTGAATTTCTTATGCAAGCAGGCGAAGAACAAGTTACTTCGGCTAATGTTGCTGTGAACATGAGTAAGCTATTACAAATCTCAGGTGGGGCGGTCTATTCAAATTCTGGAAACACAGTTGAATTCGACGTATCTAATAGGCTTAAAGTAGTCAAAGAAGTTATCGACGAAGCAATTGCAAAGGTACTGATCTTTGTACCATTCAGACATACGATTAAACTTCTGCACGAATACCTCCTCGGTAAAAATATACCTACAGAATGTATAACCGGCGACACCACTTTAAACCAAAGAACCGATCTGTTTAAACGGTTCCAAGAATCGGATGATATAAAAGTTTTTATTATCCAACCACAGGCCGCAGCCCATGGTGTGACATTGACTGCAGCCAGCACAATTATATGGTACGCCCCCGTAACCTCCACGGAAATATACTTACAAGCCAACGCTCGTATTAATCGGCGTGGGCAAAAAAATGTTATGACAGTTGTGAATATTCAAGGCTCTGCGGTAGAGCGACGGCTATACAGTCTGCTATCGGGCCGACTTGATGCCCACGTCAGACTGCTCGATTTATACAACGAAACTATTAATGGATAGCCATTTGACATTGTATAAGATGCGAGTAAACTACGGCAGATAATATAAAGGCAAGCCGAGATAGAACCGGCGCGTCAGCGGACTCGGCTTTACCGCTCGCGCCACCCCTTAAACGGTATTTCCAAACGGAGTAAACGACACATGAGTGCCCTTATGCAGGAGAGAACTTATTCACTGGACGAGATGGCGGGAGCATTTCTTGCTATCAGGAATAAAATTTCAGAAGTCCAAAAAGAAGCAGACAGAGAAATAAAAACTCTGGAGAAACAGAAGAACTTAATCGCAGCAGAATTTGAAAAGGTCTGTGAGAAAGACGGCGTAAATAGTATCAACACAAATTCTGGAACGATCATCCGAAGTGTCCGACACAAATACTGGACTTCGGATTGGATTACTTTCTGTAATCTGATGAAAGAACACGATGCGTTTGACCTAGTTGAGCAGCGCATACATCAAGGGAACATAAAAAAATTCCTTGAAGAAAACCCAACTATCCAGCCCCGTAATTTAAACGTTGAATCTAAGCATTCAATAACTGTCCGCCGACCCAAAAAATAAGGAAGTAGACCATGGCTAAAAACCTAACCGCTGAATCTGTCCCATTTGATTTGCTGAATGTACCAGAGCATATCCAACAAACAGAACTATCAAAATCCCTTACTACCACTCAGAGCATTATGGTTCCCCGTATTGTGTTCAACGGTAAGGGGTCTTGGGAGATGAAACTAGGCTCCGAATCGCAAAAGCACATCGAATCTAAAGATTTGAATGTCATAATCATAGGAGTAGCACCCCAAGTTTCTCGGGCGTTCTACGAGGACGCATACTCTCCGGGCTTTGCTAAACCCCCCGTTTGCTGGTCCGCGGACAGCATTAAACCGAGTCATGCCATAACAAGTCCACAAGCTGCTACATGTGCTGCATGCCAGAAAAACATTAAGGCGGTGGGTGGTAGCAAGCCATGTAGATTTTTCCGTAGGATTGCTGTGGTTAGCCCCGATGATATAACCGGGCAGATTTACCAGATGCAGCTCCCAGCCACGACCATATTCCCGCAAACCAGCGGAACTAAGATGGCGTTTAATGGATACGTTAAATTCCTCAATAGCAAAAATACACCCATCGACCGAGTGGTTACCCAAATGTATTTCGATGAGGAAGTGGGCTACGGCAAACTATATTTTACAGCAGTAGAATTCGTCAGTGCGGAAACCACAAAGATTCTAGAGACGCTGGTTGATGCGCCAGAAATACAAGAGGCTATAACAACTTCCTACGCATCTAAAAGTACAGGGGACGCAGCATCTACCACAGGATTTGTTGCACCTAGTGCAGCACCTACACCCACGGGCAGTGCAGAAGAAAAACCTGTAGTAAAAACACGCACTAAGAAAACGGTCGCCCCGCTTAAAGAGGCAGACCTTGGCGATATTATGGTGGATTGGTCAGATGCGGATGTCGATGACGAATGATTACCGTGGCTATAGTGAGAAAATCATCTTAGCCAACAAAGAAGCATCTGATAAAAATATCGGCGTACAGTTGGGGAGGTATTGCATCTCCAGAGATATATCTGTTTCCGAAATTGCAGACTATTTAAGTGTTACCCGAATGTCTATCTACGGATGGTTCGATGGTACATGCACGCCGCTACCAAAACACGAAGAAAAAATAGCGGAGATGCTCAAAACTGGGGGCTGGAATGTTCACCAAGAGGAAGAGTAATGTTAGAACTCTTGTCACGCATACTCGCCCCGCAGGGATACTATTGTCTTGTAGGGCTTAAAAAAGACACGCCGCCGAAACAAAGTTTCTATGAAACGTTAGAAGATGTTGAGTCTGGAGCAAAGAGTTTACTATCTAATGACTACGATACTTATTTCGCGTGTGCAACATTTAAAGAACCCTATAAACGTACGCAAGTTAACGCCACATGGTTCAAAAGTTTTTTCTTAGATATAGATTGTGGGGAAGGGAAGCCATACGCGAATCAAAATGAAGCTATTCTTGCGCTGAAAGAATTCTGTACTCGTACTAAATTACGAGTACCTACATTAGTTCTAAGCGGTAGTGGCGTCCACGTTTACTGGATTCTTTCTGAGGCGATAGAGAAAACTGAATGGCTCCCTGTTGCTGAAAAATTAAAGGCCCTGTGTGTAGAGAACAACCTAGAAGCGGACGCGGCTATAACTGCTGATGCTGCACGCATTCTACGAGTTCCAGACACCTACAATTATAAAACCGACCCCCCTGTACACGTAACGTGTATGCACGAAGGTGCTGATACTAGCTTTGAGGGATTCAAGAAAGTTGTGGGGAGTGTCCAACAGCGGCACGAACCACGAGAGCCATATGCAGCGTCACATAGGGATAGCGAACAGTACTCGTTCCACAAAATTATGACGCGGACCCTTAAAGGAAAAGGGTGCGGCCAAATTAGCTACGCAGTAAATAACCAAGAGGAGGTGGGGTACGGTTTATGGCGGGGCGTATTATCCGTAGCCGCTAACTGCAAGGATTCTAAAATAGCTATCCATGCTGTCTCTAAAAAACACCCCAATTACACTGCGGCAGAAACGGAAAAAATTGCTAAGGGCACAGTTGATAAGCCCCAACTATGTACGACGCTCCATGAGGCGCATCCCGGTATCTGCGATACGTGTTCTCACTTTGGGAAAATAGGCAGTCCAATATCCCTCGGATTAAAAATTAAGGAATCCGCGGACCTGCAAATATATTTACCCAAGCCGTATTTCCGCGGGGCAGCAGGTGGTATCTACAAAAAATCCCGCGACCTTGACGACGACGATCTCCTAGTCTGTAAACATGATTTTTTCTTAGTCCGACGCCTTAATGATACAGAAAAAGGTGACACAGCTTTAGCAAGATTCATTCTGCCTAAGGACGCTCCCCGTGAATTTTATATACCCCTCTCCGTTATGCGGAGCAAAGAAGAGCTAGGGAAACACCTTGGGCAACATGGGTTGCCACTATTATCCAAACAACTAGACGCGATGATGGTGTACCTAATAGCGTGTACTGATAAACAGCAAGCGGAAAAAGAAATTGAAATTATGCGTACACAATTTGGATGGGTCGATGGGGATAAAAAATTCATCCTTGGGGATAGAGAGATAGGTCAAAAAGAAACCAAAGAAAGTCCCCCCTCCCCAACAACGGAATCCCTATGTCACTGGGTACAGCCTAAGGGAGAGCTAGAGGAATGGAAGAAAGTTGTCTCGATCTACGACCAAGATGGTTTTGAACCACATTGTTTTGGTTTCTTCACAGCCTTCGGCGCACCGCTTATGAAGCACTTAGGGTTCAACGGCGCGCTGATTAATCTGATTAACTCCTCTTCTGGTACAGGTAAGTCAACCATTCTTAAAGTGTGCAACTCCGTGTACGGTCACCCCGACAGACTTCTAGCCCAAGAGACCGACACGTTTGCACACAAAATGTTTAGGTTGGGCATCATGAATAACATGCCTTATACGATTGACGAGGTAACCAATATGGACCCGGCAACTGTTTCTAAGTTGCTATATAACGTAAGTCAGGGGACAGGCCCCGGACGTATGCAAGCCCAGACTAATGTCGAACGGAAAAACGATACATCGTGGTCGCTTATCGCATTAGCAAGTGCGAACTCGTCGATGGCTGAAAAACTAGGTTTGATAAAACAATTTGCTGACGGGGAACTTATGCGGCTGCTTGAGTACCGCATTGACCAGACAGACAACATCAGTAAGTCAGATGCGTATGACCTATTTGAAGGAACCATGTTACATAACTATGGTTTGGCTGGGCCAAAATATATACAGTATTTGGTTAGCAACCTAGAGACTGCGGTCCGACTAACAAAGGATACGCAAAAGACGTTAGATAGTAAGATGAATCTGGCGGCGAAGGAGAGGTTTTGGTCAGCCGTAATTGCCTGCAATTTATCCGGCGCGTATATGGCCTACCACCTAGGCTTAATAGATATTAACGTAGAGCGCGTGGATAGGTGGACTAAAGATACGCTCATCCCCATGTTACGGGAGCAAGTTTCAGACCCGAAAATAGATTTCATTGGGGTATTGGGGGGTTTCTTAAACGCTAATCGCGGGAGCATATTAGTTGTAAATGGGGTTACAGACGCTAGAACAGCCCTACACCCTGCACCTTTGATAGAACCTAGGTTTGAGTTAACAATAAGACTAGAACCAGATGAAAAAACTTTATACGTATCTAGTAAAGTGCTTAGGAAATACTGTGCTACGGAGCAAATTATATTTAAAGACCTGATTTCTGACCTAGCCGAGAAGAACATCTATAAAGGGACTAAGAGGAAACGGTTGGCTACTGGAACCTCTATTAATTCATACCCGGTGGAAGCCCATATGTTCGACGTTTCCGCAGAGGACCTAATCGACACCGATCAGTTTGTAAAGGCATTAGAGCAACAAACAGATGACCCGGATACACGGAATAGTCTTTGATGTTCAATGGGATAAATTTGGAGTACACAGCTCTTTCTTTATCCCATGCCTTGACGACAGAAAAGCGAGAAAACTTTTGTACGTGGAATGTAGGGAACGAAAACTACAGGTGCGTATAAAAACGGTTACGGAAAATAGAATACGAGGAGTTAGAGTTTGGAGGCTAAAATAATCTGACAATATTACTTAGTTGGTGTTTGATGCTCATCAACGTGCTCGTCATATTCGGTTTGAATTTTGTCTACCGCTCCTTGCAAATATTTAATATTTAAATCTTGTACCGCATCATCAGGCAAAGCGCCCAACTCCCCCCTCGGCCACTTTATCCTAAACTCTTCGTTCAGCGCGACTGAATCTTGGAGCCTAATTACATCCAGTTGAAGCTGATTGATCTGCCCAGTCAACGTAAAATAAACTCCCGCTACAGATAGCATCATCGCAAGTATCCCAACCAGCGATTTTACGTCTATCGTAAACTGCGAGTTTTCTTTTAACACGATTGGCGGCTCCTCTGCCATCGCAGAATCTCCTAATTAAAACGCCTACCACTTAGCTTTGTCCGCCCAATAAGCGGCTGACATTTTCCCTTTTGCTATGTTTTTTCCGTGTCGAGCTTTAAAAGATTTTCGTCTAGCTGTTTGCTTGGCAGACTCTCCAGCCTTGGGTTTACCAGCAGTGGTAACACCTTGCTGACCAAAGCGGATTAGTTTTATTTTATCCCCCTCTTTGGCAACTACGACATGGGATTTTTTAGGGTGCTTAGGAGTTCGTTTAGGTTTGTTGTATCCTGAAACTCCAGCACGAACAAGCCGGGGGTCTTTCGCTTTATTGTTCCTACGCATTGTAGCTATTCCTCAGGGGAGGGGGAACTGGTAAGAAGTAGTAGGCCAAGTGCAGTTTTCAAGTTCTATCTATCCCTATGTCTTCTAATATGGGATCTCGTAGTTTCTTGTTTAGGTATAGCCCATTAATAAATTCGTCGCTACGTTTAAGTCTTGCTTTGAAGCTTCTCATTTCAGTAGGCCCGTCTATAGGCATCTCGCCCCCAAAGCGACTCTTATTCCATTTATCTATTTCTTTACGCACCCGTTTTTCTTCTGCAGAGTCCCCAGTTACTTTAGCACCATACAGTTTGTTTAATAGACCGCTACGACGTGCTAATACTGCTTTTTGGTATTCTTTTGCAGATGAATTTAATCTATATAGCTCAGTTAATTCAGCAGGTGAAAAACCAAACATATTCGCTATTATAGACCCCGTGGGCACCGGGGCCAGTATAGGAACCCCATCCCGAGTTAGTGCGCCTCCTTCACCCAATACGGGGAGATTACTAAACCTAGCTGCTTTCAACGGGTTTCTTACGAAAGATGGGGTGATTTTTTCGAACGCTCGTAGGGTCTGCCCTTCAGAAAACAGCTCCGCACTGTCATACCATCCTTCCACAATACCCGCTGATGGCCCCGCAAAAGCTAATGGGTAATACCACAACCCTAATTTTTCTCGTTTATAAGGGTTATCGTAAGGAAACAACATATTCCCAAAACCTGTCCGACTTGCTACATCAGTCCCCAATGCTGTATTAAAAACTCCATAAAAGGCAGTATCCCCCATTTTAGTGTTAACCATGGTATTGAAATCCCACGGCTCATCCTCATCTCCCAATAGGGAGTCACTCATCGCTATACTCCAAACTGTTTCCACTGCGCCATAAAAAGGTAAGCCCTTCATACCTGCCAGTGTATAAGCCGGTACCATGACCGCCAGAATTTGTTTAAACGCGATTTTTCGTTCTTCAGGATCTAAGTGGGACACGGCATCTCTTGCTAGGCGGTATTGCAGATAAACTTGCGAAAAAGCGAACCGTTTAAAAGTACCCATTACTTTCCCGATACCATCTTGGAAAGTTGCTGGCCCAGTTTCTGCAATCGCGGGGCCGTTTATGGTATCTACAAAATCAACTGCAAAATTAATAGCTGATTTCTTATCTGTGGCTCCCTTTTCGGCCCCGTACTCACTACTCCCCGCTTTTATTTCCGCCGTTCCTTTTTTTCTAGCTAAATCGTAAGCCGCAATCAAAGCAATTTCCCGGTTGGCCCGCTCAGTATTTTGAAAATACCAACTTAATGCGTAGTTGTATTTATGAAACTTTTGAGTAAAGGATCCTTTATCACTTTTATAAATACCTTTTTGCATATCGACTAACTCTTGGCCCGTAGTCCGTCGGACAGCGCCGCGAGTAAGCCCAGCGTCGTACAACGCTCTATACTCAGGGGATAAATTTTTATTCGCCCCAAAAGTTTTATCTGCAAGTGATGTATTAAAACCAGCTAAGAACCCAAGTGCTTTCGGTATCTCAAATTTAGTATTGTTATCCCGCCCCCCGGTCAAGTACATTTTCGTTGCGTTCATAAAAGCTTTATGGGTATCTACCAAACCATACCGCCCAACCATATGAAAATACCCAATCGCTACCTGCGATAGGTTTACAAATGCAGAAGATAGGTTGCCCAAGATGTACCACACATAGCTCCCCCATGAAGCCACCGCAGCCCATGACTTAGGTTGCGGGTTTTCTAGAAACTCTCTTCGGTCTTTTATGCTTTGTACAATTTCGGAAACGTTAGGGTCAGCCTTAGTTGCTCCCGAATCATCGTCGCTCCTTATATAGCCTTCGGGTTCGGCGGACGTTCTTTGATACTCGTCAAGGGCCGCATAAGCATCACGTAGCTCTTTTGATTGCTGCATTGAAGCCAGCTGATTTGCCATCTGATGGCCTATCTGCGCAAAATTACGTACAGAATCTTTTCTAAACCCTGCTATCTTTTTACGTTTCTTAAATTGTTGCTTCAGGGAAGAATCAGGAAACATATTAAGATAATTATCGACTACTAATTTTTTAGTTGAAGCCGGTAAATCCGCATCCCCAGTCAGTGCGCCCAAAAGTTTTTCTATATCTGCATTAGGCGTTTCACTATTTATTGAAGCATCGTTGGGGCGGGCATAAGAAAGTACGCTGTCCCTTTCCACATCAGGGTCTTTTTTGAGCATCTGTTCCGCAGCGAGCCGTTGCTCGGGGGATTCATACGATAGGGTTATACGTTTAACAAGGGGTGCCCCGGTGTCGTCCATAATGAGCGCACCAGACGCATCCCTTAGATTGGTTACTCTAAAGTCTAACCAATAATTTCCGTTATGCCTAAGTAATGGGAAATACGGAGTTATCTGGCCTTTTAGGAAACCGAGAACATTTTTTTGTGCGTCAGATACACCTGAGGCGTCTAAGAACTTCTCTAAAGTTGCTATATATTCTATGGCAAAATTTTCATATTTATTTGCTAGCCGAATATAGACCTCTTGCAGAGGGGCAGGCAATTGCTCAAAACGTTTGTATAAGTCGGTATCGCGAACTACTCTGTCTGGGTCGGTTCGGTCTGTAGTGTTTCGTAGGTCTGTTTCGTCAATAGTTGATTCGTGAACAATATCCTCGAACACTTCTCTGTAAGGTTTGTACTCTTTACTATTTAGCGCTGTATCTAGGTAGAGAGAGAAATCTTCTACTTCCCTACGTTTATCATCGATTACCTCTTTCCGCCTATTAACAATGGCTTCAATATTGCGTATAAGTCCTGCAAGCTCCGGGTGTTTCTTAGACACCTGATTAGCAAGTTGAAGTAATCCCGTAAAGTTGTAGACATATTTTTTATAGCCTGTAAGCTTTTCTAACTGCGCCTTTCCTACCCCTGCTATGCCTATATCTCTACTTGCGGCAATAATACCTTGCGACTCTACCCAATCCTGAGCGCCCTTAGTATTGATAGAATACAGTAATTGCTTATCTATCTTACTTAGCATAGCCGTTGGGTTACGGACTACTAGGTCAGCAGCCCCATACGCCATGTCTACCACTTCTTGTGCCGTTGGGTTGTTGTACTGATACGAAAAGAGTTTACGCCACGCCGCCTTAAAAGCTGCCATTATTGGCCTGAAGATATTCCCTATCGGAGATTTATCTTTCCCAGCTTCTACGGGGTCAACTCCTGCATCGACGGCTTCTTCAATAAAGTAAGCTAATAGCTCGTCATCAGGCAGGTTGTCTTTCTTTACTACATTTCTTGCTAGTTTAAGCCTGTCTACGGCCTGTTTAGCAAGACGGCTTTCAAAACTCCCGTCTGTTTTATTGGCAAACCGTTTAATGGTATTAATTAACCGATTGTAGTTACCTTTCCCTACAAAAGATTTCATCCCCACATGGGAGCCTACTTCATGTAGGAAGACCCCTAATTCATTACCTGCTTCTATGTTATCGGTGAATAGGTACACCCGGTTATCTAAGATAACGCCTTTTGCAGTAGGTTCTAATTGAGTTAGGCCAAGTTCTTGAGGGTTTCTGGCAATCGTAACAGTGTCATTAATATCCCGCCCCATTCGCGTGGACAGTATGGCACTCATTACTTCGGGACTTGTTGGCGTAGTTACCGTTTCGGGCGCAATTGAATAGGCAGCCTCAGCTTCCGTCATAACCTTGTTGTAAAACCCTTCTGCGGGCTCTGCTATCTTTGTAGCCCCTTCCATCTCGGTCCGAGCTACAAGCTTCTCAATTTCAGGGTGATATGCACTAAAAACATAGGCTTTAAATCGCTTCTGTATCTCAGCTTCAGATACAACTTCATTAGCATCGGCTCTAGGTGTTATATCTTGGGCCGCTGCCCCTTCCGCAGCATCTATAGCGTCATCTTCTGCGGTTCTTTCTGTTGCCTCGTCTAATCCCGCTACCGATAGCTCGTTTGAACCAACAACGGGAGACTCCTCTTCTAGTGCTTTAGCTACATCGGTTTTTGCTCCAGTGTTTACTGCTTGTCTGCTCTTACGAACATCCTTGAGGAAACGGGTATATGTAGAGGACTCAAGAATGTTGGCGAGTATGTCCTCGTCATATATAACATCCCCGGCATCAGCAGCATCAGCTTTGATCTTAGCTTGAGCAGCAATCTCTGCTGCGGCTGCTATGTTATGTAAATTTATTGCATCTCGATCTGTTTTAACCTGTTTCTTTTTCCAAAGGTCTTCAAGTTGCTTTCCTGTAAATTTCTTATTTACCCCCTTGGGTGTTTCCTTCTTTAGATCTTCCAAGGTAAGTGGGTTACCACCGCCTGTTACTTGATCGTATGCAGACTCCCTACCATCTTTACGTAGTCTAAGCGCAGCAGGATGCAATAAGTTTTTGAATTCTTGGGCATCAGGATCAACCCCTCCAGCTAGTATTCTTGCAGCTTCTTGCCTCTCCGCAGCTACCCTTCTTTCAGCTTCTTTAACTTTATTAGCGGCTATTTGGCGGGCTTTTCCGGGAGCACCTGTGCGGTCTTGCTCAGCTTGTTGCCTTTGGGCAGGAGTAAGAAGTTCCCCAGTAGCTTCAGGAGTTACAGCAGGACCAGCTTCAACTACAGGTTTAGTAGCTTCAGGAACTACTTCAGGAACTACTTCAGGAACTACTTCAGGAACTACTTCAGGAACTACTTCAGGAACTACTTCAGGAACTACTTCAGGAGTTACAGTTTCAGAACCAGCAGTATATTCCTCAAAAGCCTGACTTCTAGCTTCAGCAGTAGCAGTAGTTTCAGCAGTAGCAGTAGTTTCAGCAGTAGTTTCAGCAGCAGCAACATCTTCAGCAGTAGTTTCAGCAGCAGGAGCTTCTTCAGCTCTTCTTTCGA